ATCTTGAATAATCTTAGCTTTATCCATCTGTGCTTTAAGTTGCATAGCACTTTGGTCACGCTGTTGTTCCATTTGTAATCGCATTTGGCTAGATTGTTGGTCAGCTTGTATCTTAGCTTGCTCAATCTGTGCTTTAGATTGTGAATCTTGTTGTAATGCCTGTATTTTAAGCATTTCAGGGTCGGGTTTAGGTTGTTGTGGTTGAGCGGCTTTTTGTTTCATTGCATCTGCCACTTTATCAAACTCACCTTCCATAGTGCGACCAACTTTAAATGCAGTGATGCCAAATTTAAGCATATCCATAATTAACGGAACTATGTCAGGGTTTTGCTGTCCAACCTCGTTAGCTTGTTGTAAGAACCCACCAGCCGCCTTCAAGAACTCCATTCTATCTTGCTTTTCTTGGTCTTCGTCAGCCTGTAGCATTGAATCAACTGCAATTTCCACTCTAAAGCCCATTAAAGGGTCTTTAGTCAGCATTTGAATCGCTTGCATTACATACATTTGGTCTGTTTCGCTAAGTTGTGCTGCCGCAGAGATTTTGATTAAAGTTTCAGGGGAGAAGTGTTTACACATGACTTGCGCTTTAATGCGAATAATCTCTTGTGCAAAGAACCCAACATCATTTTGCATAGCTTTTAAACGTAAACTAGCGTATTGACCTTTAATCTGTTGTGCTGTAGCAGTTTCATTAGCATTTGTTTGACCACGAATAATATCAGATATGCCTGTAATATCGTAAATCTGCTGTTTGACTTGCTCCATAGCCGCATAAGCATCACGTAATGCGGTAGCGATTGGTGTAATGTCAACTAAATCAATTGCGCCTTTAAGTCCTTGCTTCTCGCTAAATGCTGACCAGTTCTTAACAGGCAATAACGCATTGTCTTCACCTTCAGAAAACAACCTAACCAATTCAGGTACGGAAGCATCATATACACCACGTACTTTTAATGCCTTAATTAGACTATCAATCCTATCTGAAAGCATATCAAGCTCTCTAGCTTGGTCTTGATAGAGTGAAAAGTCTGGTACTGGCTCTAATGATTCATTAGTAAGCGTTGCATAAAGTGGTGGAGGGCATGGGAAGAAGTTTTCTAACTCTAATGGGTCATCACGCTTATCTAAAATCTTACCCATAGATTTTGATAGCCAAATAGCTTGACCACTTTCTTTATCCCAGATTTCATACACAAGAGCTTGGTTCTCAACCTCTTGCGATTTCATCATCTTTTTACCAGCCTCTTCTGGAGAGGTATCAAGAGGAATAATGTTGCCTAGCTCTTCGCCAAATCTTTCTACCAATGCTGAACGGCCAAGATAAACTTTACGCCATACGGCTGTGGTTTCTTCCCATGTTCTCGCTACTTTATGACCAAAATCACGCCAATGGACATAATCTACAGGCGCACACTCATATTCTATGGCTTCAGGCTGTTGTGATTCATTCTCTGCTTCATCAGCGTCTTCAGTAATCTGAAAACCATCATCAGGTGTGCCAAAATGGGGTTCATAACGCACCCAAGCAACACCTCTACCACCTAAGAACCTATCTTGTACCGCATTATTCATAGCGGAACGATAATCAGGGTAATGTTCTACCTCAAATTCTAATGCACGTTGAAGTATCATTCCTGCAACACGACCAACAGGGTCATTATCACGGAATCTACGCGTTACTTCAGGCTTTGGTAGTCGTGAGAATACAGCAGGGATAATTGTCTGCACGTTAGACCATAGAATGTTAAATTTAGTCGTAGGGTCATTATAACCACGCGCATCATCACGATACCGTTTGATTATCTTCTCTGTACGACCTTCCCACTTCTTAAATGTACGGTCATAGGTTGCAATAGCATTAACCCAATCACTTACCTCTTGGTTAGGCAGTTCTTGATTAGCCATTATTCATTAAACCGAGAAAATACCAACACATAAAGCAGTACATCCTGCTCCAGTAGTTACTGACCATGCTCCTGATTGAGAAGCTACTCCAAGCTCTAATGAATAAGTACCAGGCAATACAGTTGCACCACCTGTAGCTACAACAATTGAGGTTGCGCCATCAATAATAGTCAATGTAGCAGTTGCGGCAGTAATTACGTTGACAATAATACGTTGTATGATGTCACCCTTAGCCCCTGTAGTACCTAAAACTTGACCTGTTTGACTTACGGCAACGGTTTCATAAGCATAACCGTAGGGATAACTAGCAATAGACATAATTCTTCCTTTTTAACTGTTAATATCGTTGAAATGAAGGTTTTACTGATTTCCACATTTCGTTTAGTGTGAAGGATGGTTTACCTATCACTATACCACGCATTTCTTCTAATTTCTTTGGAGGGTCTTCTTCTTTTCTCCATGCTACCGCCAACATTCTAAAAGCATCTGAACCATGACTGGTAAAATCATGTTTGGGCTTGTCTTTTAGCATTTTACGTTCGTCATCATACTCACGTTGGTATTCTCTAAGACATTTTACACCAAATTCAGTCTTTTCTGCATCAAACCAACATCTTTTAAGTAGCACTCTACTCGCTTGAATACCGTCTTGCAAGCTCAAATTCGGGGCAATTCGCATGTTTCCAAGCCCAATTATAGCAGAAAGTTGCTCAATTATTGATTTTCCACCACTCGCTAGTGTTTTTGCTCTTGCATCATGAGGCAACCAATGTAATCCATAACGATAAGGTTTGCTCATCACAATGTCAGCATAATATTCCACATTCTCACCATTAGAAGAGTGATAATCTATCAAATGTACCTCATCTCCGCATACTTGATAGAACCAGATACTTGTATCGTCTGAATACCCCAAATCCCATGCAGTATGTACAGGAACGCTATCATCATAGGCTACAGTACAAATCCTACCGCTTTCCTCAATATCACGCATTTCTTTACCATAATAAGCACCCAATACCGCAGAACTAAATGAACAGTAATACTCTTGACGGAAAAAAGCCTCACCATAAGCCTCACCATGTTCAGCTTGCATTTCTATCAGCTCTTGCGCCATCTGTGCTTCAGTAAATATACCAGTATCATCTACAGTTAAAACTTGACTAAACCAATCCTCTGACTTTTCGGCCATTTGGAACATATCATTAAAATGGTTTTTACCACGAGGGGTTGAGTTAAACGCAGCCCACCCATTATTTTCCAATAACATAGGGCGTAAGTATGACCAACTAGAAGGATTACTTAAAGCATATTCAGAGAATACCAATCCTACAGGGGTAGAACCTACCAATGAGTTGTAATTATCAGAACCCACTAATTGAAACATAGAACCATTCAATAATTGAATAGACATCTCTTGCTGATTGGTGGATTTACGCATTTCAGGGGGGAAGGCTTCATCCAACCTTAATTTACCAGTATGTGGATTAATGGCTTGCCATAAAGCCTTACGACATTGTGAGTATTCGGGCATCAAATACCAAATATTACCCACACGTTCTTGTGAGGCACAGGCACAATGATGTAGCATCACCGCATCTTTACCACTACGTCTATGCCAACTCACTACCGCCCTCTTACCACCATCACTTAAATACTTCCATAATGGTTTCTGATAATCTCTTGGACTCCATTGATTCGGTAAACTTAATTGAGTGTTAGCCATTATTCTTGTTCAACTGTAATGGTTTCGTTATCATCCTGATTCCTATTAATAATAATAGTCACACCACTACCATTACTTAAAGTTTCAGGTTGAGTACCCCATATCCGTTTCTGTTCTACAGAAGCTCTCCAACTAAAGGCTTTCCATGTATCTCTAGCCTTCGCACTCTCAAACGCATCTGAAGCATTTAATATCATCTCTTCGGCTGTGTCTAATCTATTAGCATGGAACTCTAATTGTGCAGCTTGGTATTCGGGGTCTTTACTTAAATATTGACTAATAGCACTACCCGTAACACCTAATTCCTCAGCAATCTTCTTGGTACTCATACCACCAGCAATCTTACTAATTATCTCTTCTCTATGCGTAATAGCTACAGGCGGTTTACCCATAATTATTTCTCCTATCAATTATTGAGGGATTTCAAGCAATTTGTTTCCTTGCTTATTTTGCAATGCCCATGTATCCATATTATATGGAGGCAAGTTCCAATGTTTAGCGCCTTTATCATCTACATAATTACCAACCCATTTGGGGTCTTGTGATGATTTACTATATATGCTTTCGTTAGAAAATGATGGATGATTAGGCAATTTCCATTTATCAGTGAAATGAGGTTGTCCATCTGAAGCATTAATCGCAGTTTGAGCATCTTTATTTCCAGATAATAAATCATAATAATAACCACGCATATCATAATCATTTGATACTGGAATATTGTTATTATTTACCCAACTCTGATACATCCCTTCCAAATGCGGAGGAAGTTTTGTTTGCATTGGCGGAACTAATGGCGTTCCACTTAATAAAGCAGCAAGTTTTTTATTATCTGAAATTTCAGCCATAATA